ACTTACTATGACAGTTGCGGCTAGTGGTTCTTTTTCAGTAGCAGAAACAATAACAGGGGGTACTAGCGGAGCTACGGCAAGTATTACAAGTATCCGCTCTACTACTGCTATAGATATTACAATACCCGAAGGAACCTTTGTAGCAACGGAAACGATAACAGGTGCAACAAGTGGGGCAACCACCACCGTTTCCGCTGCTATTTCTTTAACAACGATACAGTCAACTATTGATGTATTGTCTGCGGTAATTAGAACAGGAACAGGTTCAGGGCAAACAGATGTTGCCATAAGTAGAATTAGTAGAGATGCTTACATCAATATTGCTACTAAAAACAGCTCTTCTAGACCTACTCAGTTTTATGTGGATAGGTTAATTACCCCTTCTATAAAACTGTGGCCTACTCCAGATAATAATACTTACACATTAGTATATGATAAATTAACTAGAATAGATGATGTAGATAACCCACAAAATACGGTAGATGTACCTTTTAGGTTTTACCCATGTTTGTCTGCAGGATTAGCTTATTATATTTCTCTTAAACGCGCTCCGCAACGAACTCAAATTTTAAAAGCAGTATATGAAGAAGAGTTTGAAAGAGCAGCTGCTGAAGATAGAGATAGAGCAAGTTTAAGTTTAACCCCTAGTCGCGACTACTATACGTTTATACGATGAAGTATGTATCTGGAAAATACGCAAAAGCAATTTGTGACCGTTGTGGGTTTGAGTACCCATATACTTCTTTGCAAAAAGAGTGGAACAATTTGAAAGTATGTCCTGAGTGTTTTGAACCTAAACACCCACAATTAGAACCACCCCCACCCCCTTTTGAACCAGAGGCATTATACGACCCTAGACCAGATAGGGCTGAAGGGTTAGATGTTTTTGTTGGGCAGGAAATATTTCCACCTTTGAAAATTGCTTCCACACATGCAATTACTTCTGTTGGTAGAGTGGAGGTTGTTATTTCATGAGTTTTACATACACAACATTAAAAGAAACGCTACAAAACTATACTCAAAACACAGAAAGTACGTTTCTTAATTCTATGGATATGTTTATTCGTTTAGCAGAAGAGCGGATATTAAAATCTACTCAGTTAAATGTTTTTCAAAAAAATGTAACAGGGGCTTTATCTACAGGTAATGCGTATTTAGCTGTTCCTAGCGATTTTTTATCCCCACACTCTTTGAGTATTACAAACAGTAGCTCATATGAATACTTACAACTCAAAGAGTTAGAGTTCGTTCAGTCTTATAACCCTAATGCGGCAACAACAGGTGTTCCTAAGTATTATGGACAATTTGATGTAAATTATTTTGTTTTAGCCCCTACACCGAATGCTACTTTTACAGCTAATTTGAGTTATTTTTACAGACCCCTTAGTTTGACTGAAAGCACTTACTTGGTAAGCATGAGCGATGTTTCAGGTACTTTTGTTATAGGTGAAACAATAACAGGAGGCACAAGTGGACAAAGCTCACCTATATCGGTTGTAGATACAGCTACAAGTATCACTGTTAGAATACCAAGCCAAAATTATACAGTGGGTGAAACTGTAACAGGAGGTACAAGTGGTGCGACTGGTGTGATAACTTCGTTGAGTGCAGATACTACTAATAGTTGGCTTAGTGAAAATGGAGAGGTAGCATTGTTGTATGCTTCCCTTTCTGAGTGTTACCTTTTCATGAAAGGTGAACAAGATATAATGACTATGTATAACCAAAGATATGGAGAGGCAATTAGTCGTTTGAAGAATTTAGGTGAAGCGTTAGAAGTTACTGATGATTATTCTGCAGGATATATAAAGAAAGCTAGGACATAATGTTTACAAATAGTTTAAAAATGCCTGATGATTTTGCAGTAGAGGTACATACGACTAATAATAGGGGGGCTTCCCCTGAGGAAATAGCTTCTCGATGTGTTAAAAAACTAGTTTTTGTTTCTGATAAAGCGGAACCTGCGATAAGAGAACAGGCTCGTGCATTTAGTGTTCATATTGAGAAAGTGATTGCTTCTTACATGAAACAGGCGGTACAAAGTGATAGAACAACTGTTTTTAACGCTTTAGTAGACGCAGGACACCCAGAACTAGCTGAACTTATAAGGAGACTTTAATATGGCGTTTAGTGGGAATTTTATGTGTACCTCTTTTAAAAAAGAGCTACTTTTTGGCGTACACGATTTTGATACTGCATATACGACAGGCAACGAAGTATCTGGCACAAATTACAGTGCAGGGGGAGGAACACTTAACTCAGTAGACCCTACTACTTCTGGAACAACAGCGTTAGTAGATTTTGATGATTTAGTTTTTTCAAACGTTACTCTTTCTGCTGTTAGGGGTGCATTGGTTTATAATACTAGCCCAGATACTACTTCTATTTCTGTTACTAACCCTACAGTATTAGTTTTAGATTTTAGTGCAGATAAAGCGGCAAGTTCTGGTGATTTTACCATTGTTTTTCCTACCGCTGATGCTTCAAATGCGATTATTCGGATTGCTTAAATGGCCGATGCAGTTGTTCCATATCTAGGTTGGGGGAGCCTTAGTCAAGCATGGAATACTGGAACGTGGAATACTGATACAAATTCAATCATACCTGTTGCAACAGGAGCGGTAACAGCTCCTACTGTAACAGGAGATGCAAATTTTACGATAACTACCACAGATATTGTGGGTACAGGAGCAGTAGGAACCGCCTCTTTAACAGCAACCGCTACTATTACTGTTTCAGGTGTTGCAGGTACAGGAGGGTTATCTGCCGTTAGTATAGAAGGAGATGCAAACTTTTCTGTAAACGTAGCTAGTCTCTTTGCTACTGGAGCAGTAAATGGTGTTAATGTAACAGGAGATGCAAATATTCCTATTAATGTTACTGGATCAGGTGCTGTTGGCATTGTAGGTGTGGGGTTTGTTTGGGGATTAAATGTACCTGACCAAGAACCTAATTGGAAAGAAATTGCAGCATAAGGAGTTAATATGAGCACATATGTAAATAACTTAAGATTAGAAGAAATAGGCTCAGGAGAACGTTCTGGAACGTGGGGGACAGCAACAAACACTAATCTAGAGTTGATAGGTGAGGCTTTTGGTTATGGTACGGAGGCATTAAGTAATGCCTCTACTGCTACAATTACAATGGCAGATGCAACTTCTGATGGTGCAAGAGCTTTTTACCTTAAACTTACAGGAGCGTTGGGACAAAACTGTACCGTTACGTTAGCTCCTGATACTGTTTCTAAGATATGGATTATAGAAAACGCTACTACAGATTCAGGTTCTAGTGGCCCTTACTCTACTATTATTAAACAAGGAAGTGGCGGTGGTGCTTCCGTTACGATTCCAAACGGCAATGTAAAGGTAATTGTTACAGATGGTGGGGGTTCTGGTGCTATTGTTTACGATGCTCTTACTGATGTAAGTTTAGCAGGAACGACTAAAGCAGTTACGTTAAGTGCTTCCACAGCTATTGTCCCTGATACTTCTGGGGGAGCTGATATAGGAACAGCTTCTTTAGAGTGGGGTGATGTTTACATAGCTGATGATAAACAAATCAAATTTGGTAGTGGTCAAGATGTCACTATGGAATATGATGAAGATGGGACAGATACATTACTCATAACAGGAGCAACAACCATAAATGGAAATGCGACAATAGCAGATGGAACTAATAATTTTACTATTGCGTCCCATGATGGTAGTAATGGATTAGTATTAGGTTCTACTCTAGTTACTGTCACAGGAGCAGAAATAAATGCGGTGACTAGTAAAGCAAGTACAGGAAAAGCGATCGCAATGGCAATGGTTTTTGGTTAAAAGGAGATAAAAGATGGCAGCACCTAATATTGTCAATGTCGCTACGATCACGGCAAAGACAGCAACCGCACTATTAACAGGAACAGGGGCAATAAATGCTTTGAATAACCCTGCATCATCTGGTAAGGTAATGAAAGTTAATAGCTTGATTATATCTAACGTAGATGGTACAAACTCAGCTACCATAACTGTAGCAATATATCCGAATGACGATTTAGCAGGAACAG